CAGAATGGTTGCCAGAAAAATATAAGTCTGGTGAGGACTTAGCAAAGGCTTACAAAGAGCTTGAGTCTAAGTTAGGCACTAAGGACGAGGCTATTAGATCTGAAGTCTTAAAAGAAATAGAAACAGAAAGCTTTAAGGATAGACCAGATAGCGCAGGAGATTATTTGCTTCCTGATTATGTAGATGAAGAAAGTGCTATCGATAGTGAAGTTCTTAAATGGTGGGCAGATCACGCGTTTACTTATGGCTTTAGTCAATCTGAGTTTGAAGAGGGCATTGAGAAAGTAATGCAAGCAACCCAAGGGGAAATGGTAGATACTGAAGCTGAGATAGAAAAGCTTGGTGATAACGCCAATGCTAGAATAGAAGCTGCTGCTTTATTTTCCAAACAGTTTTTTCCTCAAGAGCATATGGATTCTATTGAAAGATTAACAGAAACTGCTGAAGGTCTTATGGCTCTTGAGTTTGTTATGGAAAAATTACAGTCTCCTGCATTTGGCAGTGATGGAACACCTTCTGGCCAAATAACAGAACAAGGTCTTAGAGAGATGATGCAAGATGAAAGGTATTGGCATCCTGCAAGAAGGAACGATGATTTTATAAAAGAAGTAAATGATGGCTTCCAAAAACTTTACAATGGATGAAAAGAAAATAATTCAAAGGGGTAAGGCATATCTTACCCCAATGAAAGAACGGCATATAAAAGAATTTGAACATATTATGCATGCTTCTAATAAATTAGAGATCAAAGACTTTGGATACGATTCTGTAAATCAAGCTCTTTCTGAGATATTTAATGATACAGAGTCTTACATTTGCAGAAATAAATATGGTAATATAGTTTTTGTAGGAGGGCTTTCTTTCTTAGAAGAGTCTCCGCAAATGTTTACTATATTCGCAAATAGCTTAGAGCATAATGTTATCTTAACTGCTAAGATGTCTAAAGCTTTATTAAATATGTTTGATAAACTACATCCAATTATTACTATGACTATCCTTTCTAAGAACGAACATATGCTAAACTGGGCATGTTGGCTTGGGTTTGAGCCTATTGAAATGAGCAATGATAATAGATTTGTTGAATTTGTGCGTTGCAATTCTGAGCAAGATGATGTTTATAATAAATTATTACGACCTGTAGTGCACTGATCGGCCCTTATGGATACCCGAATTGATGTGTAAACGTGGATACTCGTAGCAATCGGAAACTCAATTAAGGACTGTAAAA